TATCCATGTCAATAGACCCTTGCAACACAAGGACGTAAACGCCCCAGTTGAAAATCGGTTGAAGCAGGTAGTTCCAGCCTAGGGCTATGCCACATACCCACATGATGAACGGGCGCGCACCGGCCACGAAGATCGACCCGTGCTGTGCCTGTACCTCATTGATCTTGAGCTGTCCCTGAACCAGATTTGTCATGGCGGACAGCATCTGCATCTCGAACTGTTCCTTGGCTTCAGCACGAGCATTCTTGTCAGGGATAAATTTCAGTATCCCGTCGAGTATCGGGCCAAGAGCCCCTTTCACCAGTTCGCTAAGCATGTCATGTCCCTATGGCTACATAGTCACCCTCAGCCAGCCCCTCGGTAAAAGTAAGCTGCTGAGCCCCTGTGACTGTGAAGTGGTCAGGTGGAAACTGACGCACCCCGTTGATAAACGCCTGAACTCTATTGTCCGTGTCAGGCAGTGTAGCACTCGTGTTGAATGCCGTCTGTCCTTCCGTAGACGTAAAAAACTCCCATGTCTGCGGCAGCCCATCTGTTAGCGATGTGAGTTGCCCCAGACTGTTAACTGTTACCAGCGAATCTGGTGTCAACGCAGCAGCTTGCTGTACGAACTGTTCGAGCGTTTCCTTAGTAACTCGTAACTGAACCACAGTTGTCGCCGCAGTCCAGCTTTTTGCACTCGTGCCGTCCTGTCCGCGCAGTACAGTAAGTACGTCACCCGCACGGTTAGTAACGCGACAGATCTCGATAAGCTGAGCCGCGTAGTTTTGTAGCGTGATAAAGAAGATTTCATCAGGCGCAGTGATGCTGGGGAAGTTGTTGCCTTGTCCCCCAACCAACGTAATCGTCGTAGTAACATCATCAATGTCGCTTGCTAATACGCCGTTACTGTTGTTTTCAAAAACGATCAGCGGCATTACTTACCTTTACCTGACAGTATTACTTCTCCATCCCATATTGCGGTGTACACTGGTGACGTAGTTCCGACACGCCTCATACTTGCAGTAACAGTTCCTTGAATAGTGTTTGGGCCAGTAGGGTTGTACCAAGTTACATCAAAAGACTGCGTAGCAATGGGTATCCAAGTATCTTCAGCGGAAGAAAACGTTGCACTTGGGGCATTGCCTGACAAGTAATTCCACTTAGCCTCAAACAACGATGCATCGGTAATGGGTAGAATTGGCGTAAAAGCATAAGTTAGAATGCCTGTATCGTCAGCCCATACCTCACCCGGATTCGATGGGCGATTTGCTCTGTACCAAATGATCTGTGCAGACGCTGGCCCACCAGACGTATCTTCTGATGCACCGTAGTTAATCCATTCAATGGTGGTGCTCTTAGCAACACCGGAAGCAATCTGTGCAAGAAACTGAGGAAACATTACTCAAGATCCCCGTAGACAATCCAGTTATTAGCTGAAGTACAGATTGCAAACCCCATCGAATACTGCCCACGAGTACGCTTGTTCGTGGTTGAAGATACAATGGTAGCCGTACCTGCAATAGTTACCTGTTGAGTGGCATCTGCCTGATACCAAATCACAACGTTGCCTTGTTCCCCTACGCCGGTATCGAAGTCAAAAGTAATCGGCCCCACTGCGTAGTTTAATATCCACAAAGAGTTCACAGTGTCATCTGTCAACTGTGGGTTGGCAGTGCTATCCGTGATGACAGGGATACCGGCACTACGGTAGTTCATGACCTTGTGCGTTGTAACATCAAGGTCGTAAACCAAGAACTGGTCGCCAGCGGCGACATTCGTTCCGGCCAGTGTCGTCAGCTCGTTGATATCCAAATCGACGGTACGGTTAGCTGACAAATCGCCAATAGCGGCGATGCCCTCACCACCTGTCAGAGTACGAGTCGTTTGCACATACGCTGTATCGTTACCGGTATGGATGATAGTGTTGCCGCCAATGGTCGGGGCACCACCACCTGTTGGTACGAGAAGCTGGTTACTCGTTCCGCCATCCGTACCACGAATCGGCATCCCTCTGAGCTCACCGGTGCCTGTATTTGTAATCAGTGCATCGCGCAGCTCGTTACCATTGAAGTCGAGTGGGCCACCAGTCATCTGGTCACCCGTTCTCTGGATAAACTCAGCGAAGGTCGCAGCGGTGGTGCGCAGCTCTACCTTGGAGCCAACAGCGAAAGTCTGCGACGTGGTGTTCTCCTGTGCTCGCGTAATGGTCAGCGTATCAGTGGATACGTCCGTACATTTGACGATCTCGATGTTGCCCGAGGTGTCTTCCACGGTGCAGTAGAAGAAGTTGCCGCTAGCCGTGGTGACTGGCGGGAACAGCTGCCCCTCATTTGACTGAAGCACCAACGTAGTGTCTTCCGGCCCCGGTGTAGCGCCATCGAGCTGAACACTGAGAGTGCCTGATGCGTTGTTTGAAAATTCAATAGTCATGTGTCAACCACTCTCCATTCGATCTCGCTCTCGACAACCTGTGCATCAGTCGTCGTTGCGGCGAACTCGACTTTGTATCGTTTGCCATCCGTCCCGCTGCTGATGTAGTACTCGAACACAGTGCCACCCACTACCTGCGTGGTGCCCACAGTGAGCGTGGGTTCTCCAACATCGCCACTGGCGGGGTTGAGCAGCGTCACTGCTGTAACAACCCCGACAACAGTCTCGCCGGTCGGCAGCCATTCTGAGTAATCAATCTGATATTTCTTGATCTCAGTCGGCTGTTTGTCAAATCTGTCAAGCAGTGCCATTAAATTCTCCGAACTACTGATGTCCTGTCTTCTTGCGGGACGGTCGAAACATCGTACTCACTCGGCTCCTGACTATCCGGTATTGCAGCCACATCCGAACTTGCACGATCAGCTCCTTTCGAGGAAGGATGTGTCGCCAGTACATACGAAGTGCGGTATTCGGCAGCGACATACGAAACCCTTTCCACCGGGAGTTCCACAGACCCAAGCGCATTTTCCACGCTCGAACTGAGTCTCTCCGCGTCCACCTGAACCACGCTCTCATCAGACCAAACCGATGCTTGGCGTACCTCAGATCCCTGAACAGAAAGATTGTACTCAGGGAAAAGTAGCGATGGATAGACGGCGACCAAGTCCACGTCTGCCCGATCCAACGGAAGTATCGACCGGTAGGGGTCGAGTTGGAACTCAACTCCGGCGAACGGGCTGTCCACAATGCCGACGCCGTTGACTGGGAAACCGTTGACTTCAAAGCCATTGACGCCTCCCAGCGGCAGATACAGTGCCGTGTCTATGTAAGCAGGTGTGGGCATTTATCGAGTCCAAGTGGGGAAACTCCAAGGTTGCGCACGTTCACCATACCCTTGGTCAGCGACAGAGCGCATACGTACCATCTCGGAGCGGTACTTCTTGCCCCAGTACTCGGCCTGCATTGCATTGGTGTAGACCTTGTCAGGCTCCTGATAGAGCCTTGCCAGCACGCCAGCCTTGATGGGCTCATAGTGCTGATCGACGACCCACTCTTGGATTCGGTTGTCGCTACGCAAACGTGGAGTCAGCGCAGCGGTGACGTAAATCTCTGTTACGTCAGCGGAAGGAACTGGCCATAGATGGATAACATCATATGGCTCAAGGTAGTACCGAGACGGTGTGGTTTCACTCGTGTCGGTAGCGAAGTAACGCGGAACATCTCGGATATCGACTTGCTGCAACGAGCTGCCGTTGCGAACAACACCGAGAACTTGGATGACTTTGGAGTAAGCATCAACAGGGTTCAGGGCAATCGTCCCGTCGCCCTCGGATGCTTCAAACGGGCCAAGGAACGCACGCCATGCTTTGGTGTGCTGAAAGAAATCTGAAATGACCAGCTTCAGCTGATCGTAGATGTACCCCTCAATTGCTCCCGGAACTTTTGCGTGGATCTCCTTAACCCAAGTATCAAGCGAGCCACCAGTAGCAACTGTGAACCCATCTTCAAAGCCACTTTGCGGCATGTCGTGCTCCTGTTAAGGTCTTCCCGTTAAGTTCCTCCTATACGCAGCGAGGAGTGTCATTGCTCTGTTATCGACCGCAAACTCGTCATCACGCAGCTCAGCATTGCCAGCCAGATAGTAGACAAAGCTCTGGTAGAAGACTTCTGGTAACGGAAAATCCGTGGCCGGGACTTGTCCCAAATCAGCCACGGTAAATTCCGGCAGTGCCTCTCCCAATATGAAGGCGTCCGGTCGGATCATCTTCGTCATGGAAATGGCGCTGTTCAAATCTGAAATCAGATCGGCGTCTGTATAACGATCCCCCGCTGCGTCATTCAAAATGACACGAGCATCTACGAGGGCGTCGTCAATAGACTTTGGCATCAGTCAACCTCAAGGGCCTTCAGCACCTCGTCAGCATCCGGCTCACCTTCGCTGTAGTCCTGAGTAACCACCACACCCGTTTCAATCTCAGGTGCTGGTTCCTCGAACACAGGCTCAGGTTCAGCTACCGGTTGCGGAGCTTCGGTCTTTTTGCCGAGAGAAGCGTAGTAATCCGCTACTTCCTGCGCCGTCATTTCACGCACGTTTGCGCTTTTCAACGTAGCAGGGTTGTACGGCAATACAACACCAGTCGTTAATGATTTCAAAAGTCGAACAGCCATAATCTTCCCAGTCGTAAAGCGGGAGGGGGACTATCCCCCTCCCTATCAGAACTACTGACTATGCCCTGCTAGCGTACAGGATGCCGAGAGCCGTACCGTCAACAACCTTGTAGCCGAACACCTGCAAACCACGCAGGAGCGTACCAAAGGTGCTTTCAGCACGGAGAGTCTCGACCTTCGTCAGCTGCGAAGCAAACGTCAGTCCATGCGAGTGACCGAAGTAGCAGCTGTGAGCGACGTCCGTGGTGCCGAAGGGCAGCAGGTTCGACGCATACAGCGTGAAGCGGTCAATCATACCGAGGCGGCCGTTACGGAGCATCGTGACACCGTCGCCCGTGAGCGAAGCATCCTTCAGATCCGAACGCTTGATGAGAGCTGCCATCCATGCCGGGATAACGAACCAGCGGCCCGTCTCGGGGATGTTGTTCTCGTCAAGAATCTGACCACACTCGATGATCTTGTCGATGACGTTGGTCGTCGAAACTGCGAACGGCGTACCGGCTGCACCGAGGTTCAGCGAAGTACCAGCCTGAACACCAGCGGTTGCGCCTTGGTTCGTTGCAGCGACGTCAGCAGCGATGCCTGCGAGGACATCGGTGTCAATGTCAATCTTCATCTGCTCCGACGCATCATCAGCCCACATGCTGAAGTGGTCGAGATCAGACTGGACTTCCATGACGTCGTCGAGAACCGTAGACCAGTACTTACCTGAGTCGATCAGCAGCTCGACAACTCCGCTGTTTGGTACTTGCGTGTTCAACGCATCGTACGCACGGTAGTCGTTGATCGTGATGTTGGGCTTCGTGCGGATCGTCACCTTGTCGCCGTAGCTGGTGATTTCACCTTCGTAGTCCGTGTTTGCGATTGCTGCGAGGACAGTAGCATCGTAGAACTTCTCGATGATCTTGCCCGACCACAGCTCCGGAATGAACACACCCGAATACGGAGGAGTCGGAGGCGTGAATGCCTGACTACCCGCACTGGGGGAATATGGATATGCCATGAGAGCTAACTCCTAAAAACTAAGACCTGATACGCCCTTCGCGTGTAGCAGCCACAATGTCTGCTTCAATACGGATCTTGTCTTCCGGACGGCTCTTGTACCGTCCTTTCTGAACGTCGGAGTAAAACTTACCGACTTCAGCGGAAGTCCACATCCGCTTGTCTTTAGGAGCGCCTGCTGTACCTGACCCGCCCTTTGGTTGGCCGGGTGCTACGTAATCATTCAAGTCCAGTGTCGATCCTTGTTTTCCCCCTTGCCCAGAGGGTGATGGATCGGTTGGAGTTGGCGAAACAGCCGCGTTTTCCTCAATGAACCTCTCGAAGAAAGCCTTAACCTGATGGGCGTTTTTGCGGTCAAAGGCTCGCAGGAGGAGTCCCTTACGAGTTTCCCCTGAAAAGGGGTCTACCTGATCCAGCCACTCGTGAAACTCTGGATCAACGTTGATCTTGCGCCAGTTTTCAACGCTCGCGTCGAGCTGGGCAAAGACTTCATTCTGTTCAAATTTGCCGACTCGCTGACCAGTCTCGCCAAGCTGTGACTTCAAAGTCGCAACAGTCGATTCAAGGTTAGCAATTTGAGGCTTGTACTCTGCCTCAACGATCTGCCGAGCTTTCCTGCCGATCACATCCAACAGGTCTTCGCCGTAATCAGCGATTTCCTCAGGAGTGAAATCCGACCGAGCGGGTTCTTCTTTCGGAGCTGTCTTCTCAGAAGCAATCTCGGCAATCTTGTCTTCAAGACTTTGGATGCGCCTGTTTGCATCGCGTAAGTCAGAAGACAAACGCGGCACCTCAGCGTCATACTTGCCTTTCAGAACGGAATACTTTTGCTTCCAATCTGTACGCTCTACCTTCTCGGGCGTAGACGGGGGATCACCTCCTTCTTCTTTAGCCGGATGAAGCTCCGTAACCTCTGCTTTCGGTTTCTCCTGCTTCGTTTCCTTGGGAGGATCGACTTCTGCCAGCAGCGAATCAATCTCAGCCTGTGCTGCATCTTCAGCTTCCTTGCGAGCGTCGGCCTGCTCTTTGTGGACAGCCTCGATGATTTCTTCGTTTTGCTTGATCTGGTTACGAACTTGTTTGGGGAGCGCCATGGCGTATTCCTCAGCTTATTTTTTGAATCCGGCCAGCAACGTCAGGCGCTTTTTCCAACTCTGTCTTCAAGATGGAGAGTCCTTGTGCTCGGCCACGTAGAACGTCTGGGCTGAACTTTTCGTCATAGCCCATAACTGCACCGTTGATAAAAACGGTGTGAACCTCATCGAACCAATCGAGGAACTTCTTGAAGTCCCCGTTGTGCATGAGGCGCATTACTGCTTCGGCGGTTTCTTGGTTGAGTTTAATAACTCTCTCCCTTCATCCAATTGAACATGCGGCCAGCCTCGCGGCTACGATCACCGACTTCCGGTTTGTAGTCGTTGCGCTTGCGCACATTCTTGCCGTAGTTGTTGGTGAACCGGCGTTCCGGCCCGGGACGAGCGCCGCCAAAATCAGCAGCGCCATACATGTGCGACGGACTGAAGTCGCCATTTGCCCACTTGTCTTCAGGGGGCTTCTTGCCGAACTTCCCGCGCTTGTTGAACGTCTGGAAAGCCATCTCAGCTGCCCTGCGACTTGGTCGAGCCGAACTTCGTTGCAGAGTGACCCTTCTTCGGATACTCGCGGCGGCTCGTGTTGCCTGCAGCTTCTTTACCGAGCTGGAACTTTTCGCTCGACTGGGCTTTGGAGCAAAACTCCATACGACCAGACTTCATGTAGTCGCGCTTCTCGCGGTTATTGCGAGTTGTCAGGGCATCGCCGCCATTCATCTCGCCGGAGAACTTGTGGCGCGAACCCATCTGACCACCCTTGTTGAACGTTTCGTAGGCCATGATTGCCTCCTTACTTGCCGCCGACGCCGTTAACGCCGTAGCCGCAACGATCCGACTTGGTGTTTGGGTTCGACATGATCGACGAGTTCATACCACCACCCTTGGTCTTCGACTGGGTGTGCTCGCCTTCAGTGTACGAAAGCGGCTTGCCGTACTTGCTCGCCAGTTTCGAGTTTACGTGCTTCATTGAACTACTCCTCGGGTTACGTT